CTATGGACAATCGTTGTCTAGTAGTACCACCATCAGTACGTAACGCTATCATGGGTATCGACCGTTACTCTTCTAGTGACTTCGTAGATGGTAAAGTTGTAAACAATGGTCAAATCGGTAACTTGTACGGTATTGACATCTTTGTTTCTTCTAACTGCCCAATCATCGAAACTGCCGCTGACAATGGCGCAGGTGGTGACGTTAAACAAGCTATGTTGTTCCACAAAGACGCAATGGTTCTTGCAGAGCAACAAGGTGTTCGTTCACAGACTCAGTATAAGCAGGACTTCCTTGCTACTCTATATACTGCTGATACTTTGTACGGCACTGCTGTTCTACGTCCAGACGCGGCATTCAACATCGCTGTAAACGGCTAGTAGTACTTAAGGGGTTTCTTCGGAAGCCCCTTTTTAACTTTCGGGCTAAACGCCTTTCTATACTAACATAGGAAAATCATTATGTCAACACTGGCTCTTGATAGAACAGGTAAAGCAATTCAGGTTTTACGTCCTTCTACAACAACAACAGTAGCAACAACGTCTTCTGCCGCAACTTCTGCCGCACTAACAGCAGGTGCAAGAGTTGCACGTATTGTTGCTACAAAAGATGTATACTATGAAATTAATGGAACTGCTACTGCTTCTACAGTATACTTACCTAAAGATACTATTGAATTAGTACATATTTATAGAGGCGATACTATTTCGTTTATACATGCTACTGAAGACGGTACTGCATACATTACAGAATTACTATAAATAATATTTAGGGATTCAACTAAGAGTCCCTTTCTTTTTTTTTTAATCACATAGGATTGTTTCATGGCTATATTTAGAGGTGTAGGTGGCTCAGGAGATTCATCGGACAATTCCTTCTTGGATGCTGTCACTGCTCAGGCTAATTCAGCCAGTGCATCCGCTACCTTTGCGGCAAACTCTTTAGCCGCTATTCAACAAACAGAAGTTACATCAGCTAGTTTTGATACTGGTAATGGTGTACTTACATTGACTAAGACAGGCGGTGCAACAGTTACCGCAGACCTTGATGGTAGGTTTCTTACGTCATACACAGAAACAAACGATTTATCCACAGCCGTAACGTGGGCTAATGTTCCTGATGCAAACATAACACAGTCTAGTGTTACACAGTACTTAACAGCCGCTAATGTTACTAGCCCGCTTACAGGCGGCACTGGTATCTCTATAGCGAGTAACGGTACTATTACCAATGATTCGCCAGACCAAACAGTAGCCTTAACAGGCACAGGCGCTACTACGATAACTGGTACATATCCTAACTTTACCATCAATAGTGTAAACACAACGTACACTGTAGGCGATGGTGGTTTAACAACAAATGATTTTACTGATGCTGACCATACTAAACTAGATGGTATTGAAGCTAGTGCGGACGTAACTGATGCAACCAATGTAACATCCGCAGGTGCGGCTATGTTAGATTCATCTCCTACGTTCACAGGTACTATTACAGCGCCTAACTTAGACATAAGTACAACAGGTAGTGTTACTACTAATATTGCTACTGGTGGAGCAGGTTCTTCAGTTGCTACTAAAACACTAAATTTAGGTACAGGCTATAGTGGTTTTTTTGCAGGTTTGACAACTGTTAATGTAGGTACGCAGGACACAGGTTCACAGAATGTATTTAACATAGGTTCTGGTGTAAGCACAGCAGGTAAAGAAGACACTATAAACCTTAAAGGCAATGTTACTGTAGACGGCACAGTAGACGGTAGAGACGTAGCCACAGATGGTGCTAAGTTAGACACTATCCCATATCACAGAGTAAGATATGAGAAACTGAGATACAATAATGCCAGTGTAACTTTAACCACTTCTTATCAAAACATCGGTCAAGCTCCTGAGATTTACAGTCCAACAACTTCTGTTAAATGCTCACGATACATTGATTTTCAGACTGAAATTGAGTGGAGGTATATAAGCAGTACTAACAATGATTTAAAGTTTAAACTGGAAGTCACTGTTCCTACAAGTAATGCCACAGTAACAACTTTAGGTACTGTTACAGCAGGTACATTTTCTGGTTATACAGTAAGTGGTTTTGAAGGTTGGTTTTATGTTTCTGGCGACTTTACACACCACTTAACTGCGTTTGGGCGTATGAATAAAACAGGCTTAAATAATGCAACGGAAGTCCCCGCAAGGGCTTGGCACTATGACCCCCTAAGTAACCGAACTTATATTTTAACAGATAGCAATCCAGGGTATTCTGTAAATACTGGAGATACTATGTACTGGCATCCTTATGCTTGGGAAAGCGCAGGGACTACTCTTTTTGTAGAGGATACACTCTCTGAGCGATATGTTGGTACTGGCAGTAGACAAAACATTACCTTGAGGTTTAAAACCGCGTATGATAGTAATCAATTAAAATACAAAGCATATTTAAAAGAATTGCTATCTACTGATAGTGCTATTGTACGTGGCGGTGAAGCTACTCTGACAGAAGTAGGAGAGGTGTAACATGGTAGTAGTTGGATATACAAAATTAAATTCAGAAAATATAGCAGAGATTGTTGTACATCAAGAGTATGACAACAAACAAGAAGCTATTGCAGGTGCTGAGGCATTAGTTTCAGAATCAATAAATGATGAGACTATCTTAGATGTACTTCGAGGTACGCGATACAGTGATACTGAAATAGTTTATAATGTAATACACGAAATACCTCGATAATTCTTAGGAGAATATTATGGTAACGGAAGAAACAAAACAAGCTGTAGACGTATTCGCGGCATCCACAGGTGTGATGTCACTAGCGGCTTGGTTGCCTCCTGTTGCTAGTATCTTTACTATTATCTGGTTAGGTATTCGTATCTATGAATCAGAGACAGTACAGAAGTTGTTGCCTAAGAAGTGAGACAGTTCTTTTGCTTACTAATGATGTTCTCATGGGTTACATTAGCAGAGAACGCTCAGGAAGGTAGTTTGAATACATACCACGGTTCTAACTCGACTACCAATAGTAACAACAATACACAGGATGACTCAGTAAGCAATACGTACAACGGAGCAGGAAGCAGTAGCGAGATACCAGTAGGCTCTGCAATTAGTCCTAGTTACATGAGTAACGGTATGGACACTTGCCTTAAGGGTACAGGTGGTTCATTACAGACAGTAGGCGTAGGGTTTTCTAGTGGTGGTTATCACGTAGACCCTGAATGTAATAGACGTAGGGACGCTAAGGTACTGGCTGACTTAGGTATGAAGGTAAGTGCAGTGGCTCGTATGTGTCAAAGCACTGACGTATGGAAGGCAATGTTCGTATCAGGCACACCCTGTCCTATACTGTCAAATGGTAAGCTAGTCGTAGGTAAACGTGCTATGTTAGTTATGAAACGTCAGCCAGAGACTTACATACCAGACTACAACAAGAAAACTAAAGATTGGTACAATAACGTATTAAACATAGGAGGAGAGGACACAGATGAAGAAGATACTATTATCTCTGTTAGTGCTAAGTTCCGTAGTTCAGTCAAGTGAATATGACGCACTACTAGACTCAAGTACTGCCATAGTCGATAAGATTAACACTGGCATCCTCCTAGTGGGCGCAGGTATGGAGTATGCGAATCAGGGTGACGCTTTGTCTGACGGTACTCTATCTACTACAGCACACATACAGGAAGCACAGGTACAAGCCTACAATACTGCCTTGACTAACTTTGCTACTAACTATCAGCCATACGGTGACGTAAGGGCTGTATTAGAAAACAAGGCTATGGAAGAGTTAACATTAATGGATGAAGCCATAGACGTATTTACTGAAGCCGTAGTGGACATGATTTCCGTTGTGGAAGTAGCTGAACGTGTAGAGGAAGCACAGGGTAATCCACAGCAGGAAGAGGAAGTACAGACGTTTGTAGCTGAGACTATGGAAGTCCTACAGATAGAACAAGAGACTGTTGATGCGTATAATCAATCGACAGACGACATTGAAATGAGAGCTAATAATGCATCAGCCTACCTAGCCGTAGCTAACTCAGAGGAAGCTGTAGCATTCCTAGAGCAGGGCATTGAGAATGCTAATACTACAGCGGAACAGACTAACATCTTCTACGATGCTAACGCACAGTGGGTGTCTATGGGTTACAACACTACACGTAACCTAACGGCTGTATACCTTAATGGTAGCGATGGTATTGGCTTAGACTTATATGTAAGTGAGACTGATGTATTAGCCGCAGGTAGCGAGTCAGAGTTCTTTCAAACAGGACCAACTCATATAGGTTACTCTTGCTTTATGTACGGTACAGGATGTGTTGAACTATGAGTTTAGAAAGTACAGAACTTAAGATAGGTGACACATCGTTTAAGGGCGTGTGGATTGCCATTGTACTTGGTATTGGTAGCACTATAGGTGGTGGCGTATGGACAGCCTCTAGTTTGTACAGCAGACTGGAAGCAGTGGAAGCACAGCAGATACCTGATATAAGCCCCATACGTGAGAATCTAGCGACTTTAGGCACAAGGCTTGAGACACTACTAAGTCAGCAAGAAAAGCTCTTAGAATTGAATACAGACGTTTCTACGCTATCTAACGAGATAGAGGCTATGAAAGCCACAGTAGCTACAGCAGAGATTATTATTAATGACATTGGCGATACAGAAGTAAAGTTCAAAACATTAACTAAAGAGGTAGAGGATTTGTGGAAGGGTATGGACTACCTTAACTCAAGCCCTTTACAGAGGTAAACTATGTTACAACAACTAATCGGACCAGTAACTGGACTACTTGACAAATTCATAGAGGATAAAGACAAGAAGAATGCGATTGCATTTGAACTTTCGACAATGGCTGAAAAGCACGCGCAGGAACTTGCGAAAGCGCAACTTGAAGTTAATAAGACAGAAGCGGCACACCGAAGCCTATTTGTATCGGGTTGGAGACCTGCTGTTGGTTGGACTTGTTGTATTGGACTTGCGAGTCAGTACATTCTTATCCCGATGGCAAATTTTGCGCTTGCTCTTACCGATTCTACCATTGAAATCCCTGTACTAGATGTGTCAACTATGATGCCAGTACTGATGGGTATGCTTGGTTTAGGTGCTATGAGAACTGTAGAGAAAGCTAAAGGCGTACAGAGAAACAAATGATGAACTTAAGAAGGTATGGATAATGACTTACTTACAACTAGTAAATAGTGTACTACGTAGGATGCGAGAGAATGAAACTGAAAGCATTGAAAACTCAAACGATTCCTATGTGAAACTAGTAGGTGAGTTTGTTAACGATGCTAGACGTATTGTAGAGGATGCTTGGGATTGGTCAGCACTTAGAAGTACAATCACAGTAACTACCTCTAATAATCAGTTTAGTTATAGCATGACGGGTACTAACAACTCATTTAAAATATTGGACGTTATTAACGATACGTCTAATTTCTTTATGCGCCCTGCTAGTTCCTCTTGGATGAACAACGCATACCTAGTACAAGAGCCTGTATCTGGTTCACCTGAATACTACTCTTGGAATGGTGTGGACGCTAATGGTAATGCTTTAGTTGATGTATATCCTAAGCCAGACCAAGCGTATACGTTACGATTTAACATTGTAGATAGAGCAGATGCATTTACGGCTGATGCAGATAAACTAGTTGTACCTTCAACACCAGTAATACAGTACGCAGTAGCCTTAGCCTCTCGTGAACGTGGAGAGACAGGCGGTACTTCAGCACAGGAACTATATGCCCTAGCGGATACTACGTTGGCAGATGCAGTAGCATTTGATGCCGCTAGATTCCCTTCTGAAACTGTATGGACACCTTGCTAATGGCACAACAATTACAGAACATTACAGTACAAGCCCCAGGATTTGCGGGCATAAACAGTCAGGATTCGCCATTGTCTCTTGACCAATCCTTTGCGGCAACAGCTAGTAACTGTATCATTGATGAGTTTGGACGTGTAGGTTCTCGTAAAGGTTATACGGAAGTATCTACTCATTCCAGTACTGCTACGTTGTTAGGTTCTAGTAGAGGCATAGAGGCTTTACATGAGTCGGTAGACGCAAGCGGTGATAAAGTAGTATTCTCTGCGGGTAACAATAAAATATTCTCAGGGACTACTACACTAACTGACGAAACTCCTAATGGTTATACACCAACAGCAAACAACTGGAAGATTGTTAGTTTTAACAACCATACGTATTTTTTCCAAAGAGAACATGAGCCTTTAATTTATACGGATGCAGGAGGTACTGCGGGTCAAGGTACTTTAGTTGCACACAGTGATTATACACAAGCAACTCCAAGTACTTTTTATCCAGAAGCCAATGAAGTTATAGGTGCATACGGTAGACTATGGGCGGCTGATGTATCTGGTAACACTAAGACTGTTTATTGGAGTGACACATTACAAGGACATAAGTGGAGTGGTGGGTCAGCAGGTGGCTTAGATTTAACTCTTGTATTCCCTAACGGTCACGATGAGATTGTAGCCTTAGCGGCACACAATGGCTTTTTAATTATATTCTGTAAGCGTTGTATCATTGTATACGCAGGTGCAGAAAGTCCCGCTAGTATGTACTTAGCGGACGTTGTGGAAGGCGTAGGTTGTATCGCTAGAGATTCCGTACAAAACACAGGTACTGATATTTTATTCCTGTCTGAAGATGGTGTGCGTAGCTTTGGTAGGACTATACAGGAAAAGTCAATGCCTATGCGTGACATTAGTAACAATGTCCGTACAGAGTTAACTCAACTAGTTAGACAACAGACTAATCCTATTAAGTCTATATACAGCGCAGATGAAGCCTTTTACTTATT